GATAGACCAAACGAAGGTGATATTATTTATATGCCTTTGATGAATAGTTTCTTTGAGATTCAATTTATTGAAGACCAAGAACCATTCTTTCAATTAGGCAACTTACCTGTTTACAAATTGAGAGTAACTAGATTCGAGTACTCATCTGAAAGACTTGATACTGGCGTTGCAGATATTGATAGTGCAGAAGATAAATTCTCACTTGATATGATGGCACATCAAATGAGTTTAGAAAACGAGGATGGTGCTCTACTACTTGAAAACGATAGAGCAAGTGGCGACGCTAACTACTTCTTAATGGAAACTTATGCATTGCAAACACAATCGCCTTATGCAAATAATATTGATTTAGATAGTGAGGCAGGTTTTGATACAGCAAGTGTGGGTGATGATATACTAGACTTTACAGAACGCAATCCATTTGGTGAGGTAGACTTCTAATGTTCGGAGATTATTTTTACAATCAGACAATGAGAAGAATGACTATTGCATTTGGTCAAATCTTTAATAACATTCAAATTAAAAGAAGGGATTCAAATGGTAATGTAGTGCAATCTATTCGTGTGCCGTTGGCATATGCACCTAAAGAAAAGTTTCTAACAAGACTAGAACAACAACCCAATTTATCTGATAGACAATTTGCAGTTACTTTGCCTAAGTTATCTTTTGAGATAACAGGTCTATCATATGATGGTGAAAGAAAACTTACAAGAGTACAAAAATATAAAACCGTTAAATCTGAAGTAGATGGTAAAGTGATGAATTTTAATTATACACCTGTACCGTATAATTTAAATTTTTCTTTATATTCATTTACAGCAAGTGCTGAAGCTGGTCTTCAGATAGTAGAACAAATAATACCATTCTTTCAACCAGACTATACAGTAACAGTAAATGCAGTACCAGAATTAAATATTAAAAGAGATGTGCCTATTGTTTTAAATAGTATACAATATTCAGATACTTATGATGGCAGTTACACAACAAGAAGAGCAGTTATCTATACATTGAATTTTACTGCTAAAACTTATCTATTTGGTCCTGATAATACAAGTAAAACTATTAAAGAAGTTAAGATTGACTTGTATGATGATACAGATACAACAAATAAGGCAAGAACAGAAAGAGTTACAACAACCCCTAATCCTACAAATGCAGACGCTGATGATGATTTTGGGTTTACAACAAACATAGATTTCTTTGAAGATTCTAAGAAATATAACCCAGAAACAGACACGGATGAATAAATAGTATCATGACTAGAGCAAGAGACACAGCAGATTTATTAGTATCAGCGCCAACAGCACAAGCGTTAGAATCTAAAACAACTGTACCGTTATTTATGAATGGTGCAATGATGGTTCATCAAAAACAAAGAAGTTATACTGGTATAACGGGTACTGGATGGTGGGGTCCTGATAGATATAAAATTGGAATGTCTAACATAGGAACATGGTCAATTTCACAAGACACAGATGTTCCTTCAGGTCAAGGATTTAAAAAGTCAATAAAGTTAGATTGTACTACAGCTGATGGTTCATTAGCTGCAGGAGACATAATGTATGTTGCTCAGTTTTTTGAAGGACAACAACTTCAATGTTTAAAAAAAGGAACTTCGGATGCTGAAAAAGTTACTGTTGCATTTTGGGTTAAGTCTGGTAAAACAGGAACACATATTTTTAATGTAGTAGATAATGATAACACTAGAAGTATATCAAAGGCATATACAATTTCATCAGCAAATACTTGGGAAAAGAAAATAATTGTTATTGACGCTGACACATCAGGTGCATTGGGTAATGACAATGGTTCAAGCTGGCAGATGTTTTGGTGGATGGGTGGTGGAAGCGACTGGAGTGGTGGCACATTACAAACTACATGGGGAAGTAAAGTAGAAGCTAATCGAGCAGTAGGACAAGTAAACTTAGCAGATAGTACTGATAATAATTTTTTATTAACAGGTATACAAATGGAGATTGGAGAATATGATTCTACATCATTACCAACCTTTAGGCATATGTCTAACTCTGATGAATTGTTGAGATGTCAAAGATACCTTTTTGCTTTTGCAGATGGTGCCGACCAACAGTATTCTCTTTTAGGGCAGGGTAGTGCAGCTTCAGGAAATACTTTAGATGTTTTTGTGCAGACACCTGTTGAAATGAGAGCAGTACCAACATTAGATATAAATAATGCCTCAAACTATTATCAAGTTAGAGATGAGGGTGGTAGTAGTAATTTTAATGGAATGACAGGAATTCATGCATACTGTACAACAAAAAAATATGCAATGTATGTTAGTTATCCTGGTGGAATAACACAAGGTATAGGAGCTATTGCAGCTACCAATAATACAGCTGCATATACATGGTTCAGAGCGGAGTTATAAAAAATGACAGCAGCTAGAAATTTATCAAGAGTAGTAGGAACATTAATAAACCAAGGTCTAAATAGACCTAACACAAATCCTATCGTTATTAATGGAGATTTAAGAAATAATTCTTATGAAACTAATAATACACTTACCGGTTTAGGTGATAGTGATGAGGGTTATATTATTCATGATAGAATAAGACATACAGTAACAGCAGGTGCCGGCAGATATACGGCAGCTAATTTAGCAATAACAGACTTGCCAGGTTTTACAAAATGTTTACATCTTGACTGTACAACAGCAGAAGCTAGTTTAGCAACAAATAGTAGTATTTTTAATATAGATTATAGAGTAGAAGCATTTGATATTGCAAGTTTATTAAATTGGTCAGATACTTCAAATAATACATCGGCTAAATATATTACAGTTTCATTTTATATGAAAACAAATAAAGCATTTAAATTTACAACAGGATTTATTAATAGTGATAATTCAAGAACAATTAGAAAAGAATTTACAACATCAACATCATGGACAAGACATGTATTAACTTTTCCACCTGATATAGGAAATAGTCCTAATAGTGATATTGGAGAAGGTTTAAGATGGCGAACAACAATAAGTGCAGGTTCAGATTTTACATCTGGCACACTTGCAACAGATTGGGAAGCAAATACTTCTGCTAATATGCACACAAGTAATACACCTAATAACTTTTTTGATAATACTGATAATGATGTTAAGATGACAGGATTACAAATAGAAATAGGACAATACACTTCAGATAATATTCCAAATTTTTCATTTAATGATGTTGCATATGATAAAGTAAGATGTGATAGATATTGTCAATCGCAAGTAGATGGAAATGAACAACTTCTTGGTTATGTAAACTCTCATACAGATACTATTTCTAATGTTGCAATGTACAATTTTGGAGTTTTTAGAAATACACCAACTGTTATTCAAAATAATGGTACAGATAGTTTTAAAACTAATTCAGAAGCTGCAACTCGTGGTCCTTGGGATACTATGGACCAAACGGGGTTTGGAACAATAAATGGTACAGTAATACAAGCAACTGGTCAAGGAAATGTAGGATATCAAGGAAGTACAGGTTATATTTGGACTGGCGCTAATGCTAGATTACTTTTAGTATCTGAATTATAAATAATTATAGGAGAAAAATAAATGGCAATAAAATATAAAAAAGTAGCATTAGATGGAAAAGTTACTTGTATTAAAAAATGGGATGACGCTGAAAGCGAACCTATACAGACAAGTTTAATTCCATTAGCTGCAGATAACACAGATTATCAAGAGTGGCAAGAATGGGATGCTATTGACGGAAATACAACATTAGACGCTGACTAAAAATGACTATTAATAGAGAAGTAGCTAGAATAGCTTCCAGAACAAATAAGATAGACAGAAATCATGTGTATCCATTAATTATGAATGGAGACATGAGAATTAATCAAAGAGGATCCACTGGTTTAGCTGATGGTCAAACTGTAACAATGGATAGATGGAGTTTTCTTGTCAATGAAGGAGGATTCAGTATGTCGCAAGTTACAGATGTTCCTTCAGGTCAAGGATTTAAACATGCTATAAAAATAGATTGTACAACTGCTGATAATTCATTAACTAATGACGCTCATATTCAATTTTATCAAAGATTTGAGGGTCAAGATTTAGCATTATTAAATAAGGGAACAAGTAGTGCAGAATCTCTAACTGTAATTTTTTGGGCAAAATCAACTGTAACAGGAACATTTGTTGTTGAATTAAAAGACCATGATAATTCAAGAACAGTATCAAAAACAACTACGATAAGTTCAGCAGATACTTGGGAAAAGAAAGTAGTAACTTTTCCGGGTGATACTTCTACTAATGATGATTTTACATATGATAATAACCTTTCTTTTGATGTTAAAATCTGGTTAGGTGCAGGTTCAGATTATACATCTGGTACATTAAATACAACATGGGCAGACCAAACAAATGCTAATAGAGCAGTAGGACAAACCATAAATATTGCAAGTAGCACAGACAATAATTTTTTTACAACAGGTTGGCAACTTGAATTGGGTGAATTTACAGCTGATAATTGTCCAGAATTTCAATTTGTAGACCAAGCAACTCAATTAAAACAATGTCAAAGATATTATCAAATGATTGTAAATGGTAATAGCCAGATTATAGGTAACGGACATTTTCACTTAGATGACTATGTGTTTGTTCCTGCTCATTTGAAAAATACTATGAGAGCAGCTCCTTCTGCTCTAGTTACAACTGGTACTGGATATTGGGCTGTTGAAGGTGGAAATAATATTGCAGCTTTTAATAACATTGATGGTGTAGCTCATGCAACACCTAAAGCTGCTTTGTTTTATACTGATGGTGATGGTGTAAATGCCCCAGGCGACCATAGAGCAAATAATACTTGTAAAGTAAGAAGTAATCATGCAAGTGCGACATTAGCCCTATCAGCTGACTTATAAAAACTTTATAAATACTTTATATAATTAACAGGTGATTTTATTATGTTATTAGACACTTATTTTTATCATTTACCCAGAGCAATACCTGCTCA